CTCCCGAACCCGCAGGAAACCAGCAAGGTTGACGAGCTCAACCGGAAACGAGCGGCGCGGCGCGCAAAGGCCGCGGGTTAGTTCGGTTCCTGAGGCGGTTTCGTCGTCGGGTATTGAGGCGGTTGACTTGGCGGCGTCGGTTGGTTTGATCCTCGACCCGTGGCAGCAACTGGTTTTGACGGGTGGTTGTGGTGAGCGGGCTGACGGCAAATGGTCGGCGTTTGAGGTCGCGGTTATTAGCCCACGGCAGAACGGCAAGAATGGGATTCTTGAGGCTCGGGAACTAGCCGGGTTGTTTCTGTTTGGCGAGAAACTCATTTTGCATTCGGCGCATGAGTTCAAGACGGCGCAGGAAGCGTTCCGCCGGGTTTTGACTTTGGTGGAGAACCACGACGACCTGAGGAAGAAGGTTGCGCGGGTGCGTACCTCCCATGGGGAGGAAGGTATCGAGTTGCGCGATGGGGCCCGGTTGCGGTTTATCGCGCGTAGTACGGGTTCGGGTCGTGGCTTTAGCGCGGACTGCACCATTTTGGATGAGTCGTACAACTTGTCGGCTCAGGCTATGGGTGCTTTGTTGCCGACGTTGTCGGCGCGCCCTAACCCTCAGGTGTGGTACACGTCGAGTGCGGGCACTCGTGAGTCGTCACAGCTGATGATGGTTCGGGATCGTGGCCGCGCTGGTGGTGACCCTGGGCTGGCCTATTTTGAGTGGTCGGCGGGTCCTGATGCCCAGGTGGATGACCGTGAGTCGTGGGCTTTGGCGAACCCGGCTATGGGTATCCGCATTGCTGAGGAGTTCATTGAACGGGAGTTGGCGGCCCTGCCGTTGACTGAGTTCCGGCGTGAACGCCTCGGGGTTTGGGATGACGAGGCCGCGGGCTCGGATTGGGTTATCCCCATTGAGGCTTGGCAGGCGTGCGCCGATCCGGCGTCTGAGGTTGAGGACCCGGTGGTGTTCGCCGCTGACGTGTCCCTGGACCGGGCGTGGTCGTCCATTTCTGTGGCGGGTGCCCGCGCTGATGGTGTCCCTTCCGTTGAGGTTGTGGATTATCGGCGGGGTACGTCGTGGGTGGCTCCGCGGTTGGCGGAGCTGGTGCAGCGTCATGGCGCGTTGGGTATCGGTTTGGACCCTGGTGGCCCGTCTGGTTCTTTGATTCCTGAACTGGAAAACCTTGGGGTGCCTCTCATTCTGATGTCCGCTCGTGACATTGCCCAGGCGTGTGGCGCGTTCTATGACGCGGTGGCGTCGGGGTCGTTGCGTCACCGGGACCAGGCGGAGTTGACGGCGGCTGTGTCGTCGGCCCGTAAGCGCCCGTTGGGGGACGCTTGGGCGTGGTCACGTAAAGAGGCCGTGTCGGAAATCACCACGCTCATTAGTGCCACTGTGGCGCTTAGGGCTTATTCGGAAGCGACGTCAGGTAGGTCCGTGGACGTCGCACAGTCGGTTTGGTAGGGAGCCCCATGAGGTCACGGTTGCCTTTCGTGCTCGACGTCGCGGGCATTGTGCTTGTGTCTGTCGGCGCGTTCATGTGGTCCGCGGTGGCTGGTTTCGTTGTGGCCGGTCTCGGACTTGTTGGCATTTCGTGGTTGTCGGAGCGTGACCAGTGAGCCTGATTAGACGTATCACCGGGAATGGTGAGCGCCGGTCGGATGTGGCGTGGGGTGGCATTCCGACTTTTCCCGTGAACTCCAATAATCCTGGCGCTTCCACGTGGGCTGGGGTGAACGTCAACACGGACACGTCGTTGCGTCATTCAGCGGTGTGGGCGTGTGTGCGGCTCATTTCGGGGACGTTGGGGCAGATGCCGCTAGAGGCGGTGCAGGACGTTGACGGGGTGACCCGCCCGGCGGGTGTGGCCCCGCAGTTGCTGGTGGAGCCGTCTGCCCTGGTGCCTAGGTCGGCGTGGGTTGAATCGGTTATCACGTCGCTGCTGCTCAGGGGTAACGCCTACGGTCAGGTTGTCGAGTACACCCCGGATGGTGTGCCTACCCGCATTGAGTTGTTGAACCCTGAAATGGTGCGCCCTGAGCTTGACCGGGCCACGGGCCGGGTCACGTACTACATCACCGTGAACGGTGAACGCACCATGCATGAGCGTTGGCCGCTTGGGGACATTTGGCATATTCCTGGGCTGTTGCTCCCTGGCGCGTTTGTGGGTGTCAGCCCTATTGAGTACGCCAGGCAGGCCATTGGTCAGGGCTTGGGGGCGGAACGTTTCGGCGCACAGTTCTTTGGTGAGGGTGGCGTTCCTGCCGCGATTCTCTCGACGGATCAGCCTGTCACTGAGGAACAGGCCGCCACCGTCAAGGCCCGTTTCATGCAGGCGGTCCGGGGCCGACGTGAACCGGCGGTGTTGGGTGCCGGTATTCAGTACAAGCAGATTCAGGTTGCTCCCGAGGAATCACAGTTCATTGACGCTCAACGATGGTCCGCTGAACAGGTGTGCCGTGTGTTCGGCGTTGACCCCACCATGTTGGGTGTGTCAGCCGGATCAGGTTCCACCGTCACCTACCAGAACCGCGAAAGCCGGGTAGCTGACTTCCTCGCGTTCACGATTGGGCCGTGGCAGAACCGTGTTGAGGAAGCCATTGGCACGCTGTTGCCTCGCCCGGTGTGGGCCAAGTTCAAGACTGGCGCCATTCTGCGGGCCGACATTCAGACTCGATACCAGACGTACCTAGTGGCCGCACAGATTCAACAGGCCACGGGTAGCCCGCTCCTCACCACTGAGGAAATGCGGGGATTGGAAAACCTGCCGCCGTTGCCGGCGTCGGGTGATGTTGGGGGTCCGACCGGAGGAACGTTGAATGACTGACAAGGTCGAGCGCCGGAGCGTTGAAGCGGGGTGGGAAATCCGGCAGGACCCTGATGGGCGCGTGGGTCTCCGCGGTTACGCGGCACTGTTTGATACCCCCGCTCACGGTGAGGTCATCAGGTCTAGTGCCTTCACTAAGACTTTGGCGGAACAGGCGGACGTTCGCTTGCTCGTCAACCACGATGGTGTGCCGATTGCGCGCACCAAGTCGGGAACGTTGACCCTGTCTGTGGATGGGCGCGGCCTGGTCGTGGACGCCCCTGATTTGGATATGTCGAACCCGACTGTGCAGGAACTGGTTTCCAGCATGTCGCGCGGCGACATTGACCAAATGAGTTTTGCGTTTGTTCCGGTTCGTGAGAACTACGATGCGGAAACGCGTCAGCGTGAAATCCTAGAGTGCCGTCTCATGGATTGTTCCGTGGTGACTTACCCATGGTACGAGTCAACGACAGTGGGCCTGAAGTCCCTTGACCTGGCGCTTGCCGAGGTCCGTTCGGGTGCGGTGTCACCTGAGGCGCGGGACATCATCATCATGGCCTTGGGCAACGTTGACGTGACGTGCACTGAGGACGAGTCAGACTCTGACGACGTTGACGAGGTTGACGACGTTGAGGAAACCCCTGACGCCCCCGACGACGAGCGCGGCGACGACGCCGCCCCCATTGAAACTTCCGAGGCCGTTGAGCCTCGGACGCGCAACCTCGAAATTGCGCGCCTGTACCTCGCCTGAGATTACGCGAGATACAACGCACGCCGGAGCCACCGGTAGCGGCTGATCCCCGCCGCCACGGCCACCACCTGCGACAGCCAACCCAAACCATCCCCCTCTCACAAGGAGTTACCTTGTCCCTCCGTGACACTTTCGTTACGCAGCGTGAGGCGAAGCTGGCCGAGGCCAAGGCCGTCGTTGAGACTGCCGAGACCGAGGCCCGTGACATCACTGATGCCGAGCTTGCCAGCGTGAAGGAGGCCCGTGAGGCCGCCGACGCGCTTGACGCCCGCATTAGTGAAATTGACGCCATCGCCGCTGCCGAGTCCCGCTCAGTTGCAAAGACCACCGCGTCTGTGCAGGTTGTTTCTGAGCCCACCACCTACCGCAAGCACGGTGAGCACTCGTACTTCCGTGACCTTGTCGGCGCTCAGCTCCGTGGTGACCGTGAGGCCACTGACCGCCTCTCCCGCAACGACCGTGAGGTCCGCGCAATCAACACCACTGACACGTCCGGTGGCGAGTTTGTGCCGCCGCTGTGGCTGGTTGACGAGTACGTCCGCCTTGCTCGCGCGTCGCGCGTCGCGGCTGACCTGCTCCGCAACCTGCCGCTTCCCGCGGGTACGGACAGCATCAACCTTCCCAAGATCACCACGGGTACGGCTGTTGCCGCTCAGAGCTCAGAGAACAGCGGTTTCCAGAACACCGACCTTGTGACTGCTTCCGCGACTTCCGCGGTGCACACCCTCGGCGGAATTCAGGTGCTGTCCGTGCAGCTTCTTGAGCAGTCCCCCATTGCCGGTGGAATGGATCAGGTCATCATTGCTGACCTGGCCGCCGACTACGCGCGCGCCCTTGAGTCGTTCGTTCTCACGAGTGACGCGGCTGGCAAGCGTGGCCTGTTCAACGTGCCTAGCGACATTGACGTTACGTACACGGACTCCACGCCCACGGTGGCCGAGCTGTACCCGAAGCTGGCCGACGCCATTCAGCAGATTCACACGCAGCGGTTCGCCCCGGCAACCGCCATTGTGATGCACCCGCGCCGGTGGGCGTTCCTCACCGCCGCGCTCGACGACAGCAAGCGCCCGCTGATCGTTCCCGCCGCCAATGGCCGGTTCAACAGCATGGGTGCACAGGACGGCGTCGCCGCGTCCGGTGCAGTCGGCTCGATTCAGGGTGTGGACGTGTACACGTCCAGCCTCGTGCCCACCAACCTGGGCAGCGGCACCAACCAGGACCCCATCCTGGTGTTCCGTCCTGAGGATTCAATCCTGTTCGAGGGCACCCCGCGCGCCGAGGTGTTCCGCGAGACCTACGCGAACCAGGGCAGCGTCCTCGTTCGCATGTACAACTACGTGGCGATTGCAACCGAGCGTCACCCCAAGTCCGTTGCCGTTATCAACGGCACCGGCCTGGTGGCCCCGACCTTCTAGGTCTAACCACCTCAGTGACTGTCCCCGGCCCGCGTACCACCCCCGCGCGGGCCGGGGACACCACCCCCCAAAACTTACGGAGGGAACCCCGTGGACCAGGGCTACATTGACGCGCTGAAGCGTGAGCGTGAGCATTACGTGCGGACAGGAAACAAGGCCCGCGTTGCCGCGGTGGACGCCGAGCTGAAGAACGCTGGTGCCGCCGCCCCCAAGGTTCAGGCCGTCGTTGAGACCGCCGCTGTTGAGGCCCCCGAAACCACGAGCCGTCCGCGTGCTGCCAGGAAGGCCGCGCAGTAAACCATGGCTACTACCTATGCCCTACTTGAAGATGTCAAGGACGCGCTGAGAATCAGCGATGACCACGACGACGTAGCCCTGTCGGGGATTATTGAGTCATCATCACGGGCCATTGACCGTTACTGTGACCGCTACTTTGGGCAGACAGGCACGGAAGCCGCCCCCGTCCAAAAGCTGTACCGGGCCCGTTCCGGCGCTGTCCTAATTGACGACCTCGTCACCCTCACAAATGTTGAAGTCGAGTACGCCGGGTTTGCAGAATCGTTTACCAGCCTCGGGGCGTCCTCAGTTATCAAGCAGCCCGTGAACGCGGCCACCATGACCCCGCCTCACCCGTACACGGTCCTTACCGCGAAACCGTCCACGGTGCTTCCCGCTATGCCGGGATGGGTGCGTGTGTCGGGTGTGTGGGGTTGGCCTTCCGTCCCGCAACAGATTAGGGACGCGTGCGTGTTGCAGTCCGTGAGACTGTTCAAGTCTCGTGACGTTCCCCTAGGTGTCATGGGTGGCACGGACATGATGGGCGCTATTCGCCTTCCCGGTGGACTGCACCCCGACGCCCGCATCCTTTGTGACCCGTTCCGACGTATGGCGATTGTGTAGGCATCGTGGCCGATATCGCCCAAATCATTGACGGACTGACCGCGAACCTGGCAACCGTGGACAAACTCCGCGTCCAGGCAGAAATCCTTGACACGGTCCCCATTCCTTGCGCCATTGTCGGGCCACCCACAGCGGTCACGTATGACGAGGTCATGGCACGTGGCGCTGACCTTTACACCTTCACGGTGCGTGTCCTCGTGGCCCGTGCCTCGGAAAGGGCGGCGCAACGTGCCCTGTTCGGGTACACGTCCGGTACGGGCGCTAAGTCCGTGAAGGCCGCTATTGAGTCGGACAAGACGTTAGGCGGTGCAGCCGACACCGTCCGTGTCACCAACGCGGGAAACCTCGGC